TTTATTACAGACAGAAACAATACCCACTATATTATGAATGAGGTGAAGATGAAATACGGTGAAGATAAAATTATAAAAGAGATTGACTCTTATTTACAGTCAACATACACACAGCACTATTCCACAACAGACGAGGGTTTTCAGGTTCAAGATATCTTGAGGCACCTGAATATCAATAAAGATTTTTGTCAGGCCAATGCAATTAAATATCTTGCAAGGTATGGTAAAAAAAATGGTAGAAATAGAAAAGACTTATTGAAGGCAATACATTATGTTATTCTATTGATGTCAAGTGAAGAAAATAAAAAAGTTAGTGGAGTTAAAATTAACTTTTTAAGTAAATAATGGAGCAAGTGAAATATGAAACTTAATGAAAATACAGTTAATGTATTAAAAAACTTTTCTACAATCAATCCTAATCTATTGGTTAAGGAAGGCAGTACAATAACTACAATGTCAGCAATGAAAAACATTGTTGCCAAATCAGATGTTGAGGAAACATTTCCACAACAATTTGCTATATACGATTTAAATGAATTTTTGTCTAGTACAAGTTTATTTAAAACACCTGTAATTGATTTCAAAGATCAATTCTTAACAATCAAAGAAGAAACAAGTAAAGGTACTAAACTTAAATACTTTTATTCAGACCCATCAGTTGTAACGAGTCCTAGTAAGATGATTACTATGCCGTCTATTGATGTAACTTTTGAAATGACAAGTGATACACTTAATCAATTAAAAAGAGCTGCGTCTGTAATACAAGCACCAGATTTATGTTTACAGAAAAAAGATGGTAAGACTACTATGACGGTATCAGATAAAAAGAATGATACTGCCAATGATTACTCAATCGAAGTATCTACTAAAGATAGTGCTAAGTCTTTTAACTTTTTCTATAAAGTAGAAAATCTAAAATTATTACCTGGTACTTATGATGTATCTGTTTCTTCAAAAAATATTAGTCACTTTAAATCTAAGACTAATAATGTGGAGTATTGGATCGCATTAGAGCCTGAATCAACTTACGAGGCTTAATAATGTCAGAAATATTTTTATGGGTCGAAAAGTATCGACCTTCTAAGGTCAAGGATTGTATCCTACCTAAAAAACTAAAAGAGAGTTTCTCAGAGTTTGTTTCTAACGGACATATCCCTAATATAATATTATCTGGTAGTGCTGGAACTGGTAAGACTACTATTGCAAAAGCAATGGTGGAAGAGATCGGTAGTACTTGGATGATGATAAATGGATCAGAAGAATCTGGTATTGATGTATTAAGAACTAAGATTAAAAACTTTGCATCAACAGTTTCATTGGAAGGTGGACGAAAGTATATTATTCTAGATGAGGCAGATTATCTTAATCCACAATCTACACAACCTGCGTTGCGTGGATTCATGGAAGAGTTTCATAAGAACTGTGGTTTTATTTTAACTTGTAATTATAAAAATAGGTTAATCGAACCTTTACAATCAAGATGTTCAGTTATTGATTTTCAAATTAAGAATGGTGAACGAATAACACTTGCAAAAGAATTTTTTCAAAGAACACAACAAATCCTTACAGAAGAGAATATTAAGTTTGAGCCTAAGGCAGTTGCAGAATTAATCAATTCATATTTTCCCGATTGGCGTAGAGTTTTAAATGAACTTCAAAGGTATGGAGCATCTGGTCAAATAGATGCAGGTATTCTTTTAAACATTGGAAACGAAAACATTAAGGAGTTAATCACCTTTTTAAAGAAAAAAGAATTTACCAATGTTCGTAAATGGATAGTAAACAACCTCGACAACGATCCTAGCAGGGTGTACAGAACGATTTATGATAGTCTGTATGAAAACCTTGATCCTAGTACAATACCCCATGCAGTCGTTATATTATCCGATTATCAATACAAATCAGCATTCGTAGCAGATCAAGAAATTAATATGCTTGCATGTATGACTGAAATTATGAGTCAGGTGAAATTTAAATGATTATAGTAAAAGATAATTTTTTAGAAGAGCATATTGCTCAACTAATTGACCAGTGTGTTCACAATACAGATTTTAATTGGCATTGGCATTATAAGGCAAATAAGAATGAGCCAGATAGACATTGGCATACTTTGGCAGGTCATGATATAGAAGAAATGACTACAAATGGTTTTGATTATCTAATTCCTTTATGGGAAGGTATTGAAAACTTGTCAGATGTTCCTAAGACAAAAATTATAAGAGCATATTTTAATGCACACACCCCAGGTGTAGAGCCATCTATGCATCAAGATGATGGTGAATTAACTTATATTTACTATCCTAATATGAATTGGAATATTAACTATGGTGGTGGAACTACAATTTATGACGATGATTTAGTAAAAGGTACTTTAGTTAATTATAAAGGTAATAGATTAATTGGATTTACTGCTAGAAATCATCATCAAGCAATGCCAGTAAGTAAGAAATGTTTTATGTTAAGAACTTGCGTGGTGTTCAAAACAGAAAAGGTTTAATTATGTACGAATTGAAAGAATATTTAAACTCCATTAATTATACAAAAAAAAATTTAATGGATAGTGAGGATGTTATGTGGGAGAAGAAATATCCAGCATATATTGTAAATAAATGTTTAGCACCCTTTAGCGATACGGTTTCATTGGTTAATGAAATGAATCGTATGCACCATATCGACAATAAGCTTCAATATGATTTTTTACTAAATAGTGTAAGAAGTAGAAAACGATTTGCACCTTTTTTAAGGGCAAGCAAATTAAAGAATTTAGAGTATGTAAAAGAGTACTTTGGTTACAGTAATGAGAAGGCCAAATCTGCTCTTAATATACTTAATGATGAACAAATTATAGAGATAAAAAAAAGATTGAATAAAGGTGGTAAGTATGGAAAACATTAATTGGTCTAAAGAGCAAATGCTCGAAGTGACTTTGAAAGAGCCAGATGACTTTCTAAAAGTCAGAGAAACTCTTTCTCGTATTGGTGTCGCATCTAGAAAAGAAAAAATCTTATATCAGAGTTGTCATATCCTACACAAACAAGGCAAGTACTACATTGTACACTTTAAAGAACTATTTGCTTTGGATGGTAAAGAAACAAACCTAACAGAAAACGATATTGGTCGTAGAAACAGAATTGCTAATCTATTAAAAGATTGGGGTCTTGTTACTATTGCAGGTAGTGAACAAACAAACATGTCACCACTAAGTCAGATCAAAATCATTTCTTTTAAGGAAAAAAAAGAATGGGAATTGAAAACAAAGTATAATATTGGTAAGAATATAAAAGAAGCAGACAAAAAATAGTACACTAATACATTGAAGGTTATATTATGAGGTTTTACACAAACATTGTGCCGTGGGGTAATTCATTACTCTTGCGTGAAGTAGTCGATGGTCAAAGAGTTGCCAGACGAATAAAATACTCTCCTACCCTTTATTGCCCCGTTATGCGTGAGACTAAGTTTAAAACGCTTGACGGAAGATATGTAACTCCAATAAAACATCAAACAATTAAAGAAGCCAAACAATGGGTTGAATCATATAAGAATCAACCTCATTTAGTTTATGGTAATACTCAGTTTCAATATTCATTTTTAAATGAAGAGTATAATAATGATTTTGATAAAGACAAAATTTTAATTACTACAATAGATATTGAAGTTGCTTGTGAAAATGGTTTTCCAAACCCAGATATTGCAGATGAAGAGTTATTATCAATCACATTAAAAAATCAACAGAACAAAGAAATAATTGTATTTGGTTTACATGAATATAAAAGTACAAGAAAAGATGTAACATATATTAAATGTAATAATGAAAAAGATTTACTATATGAATTTTTAAATTTCTGGTCTTCTAATTACCCCGATATTATTACAGGTTGGAATACTGAGTTTTTTGATATTCCTTATCTAGTAAACAGAATTAAAAATGTATTAGGTGAAGATGATGCTAAAAGATTATCGCCATGGAAGTCTGTACATTCAAAAGAGGTTTATCAAATGGGTAGAACTCAAATGGTATATGACATTCAAGGTATTGCAGCTTTGGATTATTTTGATTTGTATAGAAAGTTTACATACACCAATCAAGAAAGTTATAGATTAGATCATATCGCAGAAATAGAACTTGGTGAAACAAAATCTGATAATCCACATGATACATTTAGAGATTGGTATACAAAAGACTATCAATCATTTATTGATTATAATATTAAAGATGTGGAACTTGTTGATGCATTAGAAGACAAGATGAAACTAATTGAACTATGTTTAACTATGGCATATGAAGCAAAAGTAAATTATGTTGATGTATTAGGATCAGTAAGATATTGGGATGTTCTTATTCACAATTATTTAATGAGTAAAGGTATTGTAATACCTCAAAAGAAAACTTCAAACAAAGATAGTAAGTACATGGGTGCATATGTTAAAGACCCACAGGTCGGTATGCATAAGTGGGTATTGTCTTTTGATTTGAACTCACTATATCCACATTTAATTATGCAGTATAACATATCACCAGAGACTATGAAATCTGAAAAGACTGTACCTGGTATGAATGTTGATAAACTGCTAAATAAAGAAGTTGATACAAAACCATTAGACAATGTTACTATGACTCCTAACGGTGCATTATTCAAAACTAACAGACAAGGTTTCTTACCAGAGATCATGGCAAAGATGTATAATGATAGAGTTAAGTATAAGCGTTATATGTTAGATGCAAAACAAGAGTATGTAAACACTAAAGATAAAAAACTTATTAAACAAATATCTAAGTTTAATAATATTCAAATGGCAAAAAAGATATCTCTTAATTCAGCTTATGGTGCGATTGGAAACAATTGGTTTAGATATTATTCAAATACAATGGCAGAAGCAATTACTTCTTCTGGTCAGTTGTCTATTCGTTGGATTGAAAAAAAGATTAATCAGTTTATGAATGATTTACTTAAAACAGAAAATAAAGATTATGTAATTGCGTCTGATACAGATTCAATTTATATTACTTTTGATAAACTAATTGATAAATTTAAACCTAAAAACCCAGTTGACTTTCTTGATACAATTGCAAAGGATAAGATTGAGCCTTTTATTGATAAGTCATATAAAGAACTTGCAGATTATTTAAATGCATACGATCAAAAAATGCAGATGAAGAGAGAAGTAATCGCAGACAAAGGTGTATGGACGGCAAAGAAAAGATATATTTTAAATGCTTGGGATGTAGAAGGTGTAAGATATAAAGAGCCTGAATTAAAAATTATGGGAATTGAAGCAGTTAAGTCATCAACTCCAGCTGCATGTAGAGAAAAAATTAAAGAGGCATTAAAGATATTAATGTCAGGTAGTGAAAAAGAAATGAATGACTTCATACAAAATTTCAGAAAAGAATTTATGAACTTACCACCTGAACTAGTTGCATATCCTAGAAGTGTAAATGGTTTATCTAAGTGGACAGAATCACATTCACTATTTAAGAAAGGTGCTCCTATTCATGTTAAAGGTGCAATCTTATATAATCATTTAATTAAAAAAAATAATTTAGGAAATAGGTATCCTAATATTCAAGAGGGTGATAAGATTAAATTTCTTTATATGACATTACCAAACATATATCAATCTTCTGCTATTGCATTTATTACAAAACTACCAAAACAATTAAACTTTAATATTGATTATGAAACTCAATTCGAAAAATCTTTTGTTGAGCCATTGAATTATATTATTGAAAAAATTAATTGGAATGTAGATAGATCATATGGTACTCAAGGTACACTAGAAAGTTTTTTCGCATGATAGACAAAATATTAAAAGAGATTGTAGAGAAACAAATACCTGGTGATGATGTTGCAATATTAATGGGAGGTGGAGCTGATAGTGCAACTTTATTATTTACATGTTTAAGATTAGGTAAAAAGCCACATGGATATTCTTTTTTTATGGAAGGTAAAACAACATATGATTCTATAAAGGCAAAAGAGATTTGCGAAACTTTTAATGTTCCATTTACACCTGTTCCATTACCAGAGAGTAATCTAGTTGAAGATTTTAAAATACTTGCATCAAAATATAAGTGTAAAAAGAAAACCCACTTTGAATGTATAT